AATATAACAGGAGTCAATGACTCTTTAGAAGTACTAAGTGTCAGTTCTTCTAGCTTAACTACTAAATTTAATCAATTTAATACTGATTTAGTTAAATACTTAGATACAGAAGGTTTATCTCAATTTTATGGATCTGGCGGTGTATTCAGTCAATTTAAAAATAGTTTGTTATCTACTCTAGTAATAAATGGTTTTGATATTTTAACTGCTACTAATGGTCCTCTTGACGGCTTTCAGATATCTGCTGCTAACATTGAGGGCGCCCTTATAGACTTAGCCAATGTCGGTGCTACTACTATAACCTCTGTAGAAGGTGCTAGTGACGCATTAACTTCTCTAGTGCAGGTAGTAGGTGCTGATGCTAATGGTCTTACTACTGCTATTAATAGCTTACTAGTAGTTGGAGATTTGACTACTCAAGCTGTGCAAGAGCTACAAGGTAGTATTGATGGACTATATATTAATTTATCTAGTTTAAACAATTTAAATATTACTTTTGATGCAGGTGAAGAGTTTGATAACATTATAAATTCTGTAACTACTTTCAACGCAGAACTAGGCGATATAACAATAACTACTAATTTAGATGCAGTATATAATGACATAAAAACTCAAGTATTAGCATACAACAGTAATTTAGGTGATATATCAGTAATTGTGAATGCTGCTGAACTTGCAAATAGTGTAGCTACAGATATAGTAGCCTACAACTCAACTCTTGAAAATATTTCAGTACTTGCAAATGCAAATGGTTTAGCTACTGATGCAGCTACAGATATTACTGGATATAACAATGCGTTTAGTGGAGTTACAGTAGACGTAGATCCTAATGCTTTAGCACAAGGTATTGTTACAGCTATTAGAGCGTATAATTCTACTTTTAGTGATATTAGCGTTACTACTAATGCTTCAAATCTTGCTGGAGACATAGTTACTGATATATTAGCTTATAATAGTATTTTTGAAGATATAAGCGTTATTGCAAATGCAAGTAATTTAGGCGGACAAATAGCGACAGATATAGTAGGCTATAACAGTAAGTTTGATAACGTCTCAGTTAACGTAGATGCTGAGCAACTTGCTGCTGGTATCATTACTGCAGTTAGCGGATATAACTCTGAATTTGAAGATATAGAAGTTAATACTAAAGCACTAGCTCTTGCTGATAATATCGTTACTGATGTAAAAGCGTATAATAGTTCTCTATTAGGTATAAATATTACAAATAAAGCAGAAGAGTTAGGCGGAAATATTAAAACTAGTGTTGATTCGTACAATAGTAATATAGGTAATATTACGGTAGATACTCGTGCAGATGACATTGCGGGAGATATAGTAACAGATATAGCTGCTTATAATAGTATTATAGGTTCTATAAGTGTCAATGTTGCTCAATCATTAGCCTCTAAAGTTCTTACCGATATAACTACTTATAACTCTGAATTAAGTAGTATTTCAGTAAACGCTGCCGGAATTGCTGCTGAATCTATAATTACCGATATAAGCACGTATAGTTCTACTATAGGTACTATAGCAGTTAACGTTGCTCAGTCTGCTGCTCAGGCTATTTCTACTGATATTGATGCTTATGTTAGCGATATAGGAGAAATTACTGTATATGCTGGATATAATGCCGGAGCAAGAATATCAACTGATATTGCCGCATATGAGAGCACTATTGGTACTATTAGTATAGATATTGCAGAAAATGCTGCTAAAAACATAATAACTGATGTATTATCCTATGAAAGTACTATAGGCACGATAAGTATCAACGTAGCTCAAAATCTTGCTGACGCTATAATTACTGATGTAACAGCATATAGAAGTGCTCTTGAGCAGCTAGTCTTAAACATAAGTGGTAATGAAGCTGCTGGCTCTATACTTACAGATATAAACGCTTATGAAAGTACTATAGGCACAATAAGTATCAACGTAGCTGCTAATGCGGCTATAGAAATAAAAAATGATATATTAGCTTATGAGAGTACTATAAGCTCTATAAGCGTAACCAATGTTAATAATATAGTAGGGTCGAGTATAGATACTTCTATAACTGCTTATAACTCTACTATAGATAGTATAATAGTAACTAATAAGCTTAATGAGGTAGCAGTAAATATATCAACCCAAATAAGTGCTTTTTATAGTGATATAGGCTCTATAACTATAGATAATAGTTTGAATGAATTAAGTGGTAATCTAGTCACTCAAATAAATTCTTTTTATAGTGATATTGGATCTATTACTATAGATAATGATCTTAACACTATAAAAGGCAGTTTGGTAACTCAAATAGAAGCATTTTATAGTACTATAGGCAGCATAGTAATTAATAACACGCTAAATAATGTAAGAGACAATATAATTAGTCAAGTAAGTTCTTACTATTCTAATATAGGTAATATTGCTATAAGAAATGAATTAAATGATATTGGGGGTAATCTAGTAAATAGTATAGTAGCATTTTACAGCAGTATAGGTACTATTTCTACTACAAATAAGCTAAACACTATACGCGGAGACTTAGTTAATCAAATTAAAATATTTTATAGCGACATAGGCTCTATTGTTATTAATAATAAACTAAATGAGATAAGTGGTAACTTATTTAATCAAGTAGATGCGTTTTATAGCGATATAGGTAATATAGCTATTACTAATGAACTAAATACAGTTTCTGGTACGATAAAGAATCAGGTAGCTGCGTTTTATAGTAGTATAGGCAGCATACTTATACGTAATAGTCTAAATACTGTTGCTAGTTCAATAAAGAATCAGGTAGATGCGTTTTATAGTACTATAGGCAGTATATTTATAAAAAATGACTTAAACACCATAAAAAGTAATTTAGTTAATCAGATAACGGGTTTTTATAGTGATATAGGCTCTATAAATATAATTAATGACTTAAACACCATAAAAAGTAATTTAGTTAATCAGATAGCTGGTTTTTATAGTTCTATGGACAATTTAACTATAAATAACGATTTAAATACAGTTGTAGGTGATATAATAAATAGTGTTAATTTCTATAATGATAGTATTGCTAACTTATCGGTATTTAAACCATTTGCAGAACTAAGAACTAATTTAACCAACAGCCTAAATGGGTTAATATCTGATGTTAGTAATCTTCCTTACTCTAACAGATCTGTAGATAAAGCAGCCAAAAGTTTAATTTCTAACTTCTTTAATAGTATTCGTACCGAAGTCAACTCCGTTGACTATACTGGAGAAGAGTTTGATATAATAAGACAACTGAATGATATAATTTCTGATAGCGTAACAGAATTAGACTCTCTTGAAGTTGATACTACTACTTATAATAATTTTAAGAGTAAATTTGAAGAACTAATTAGTAGTAGTATATCAGAGCTTAACTTTATGCAGTTTGAAGCAGATCCAGTCTCTGCTATACAAACTGCTATTGACAGAGTATTTAGCAGCCTATTTAATGCGTTTACTCTAGACGATGTAGACGCAGTAACTCAGCTTACCGAAGCATTACAAGGTTTTAGCGCTATAGCACAAGATTTAAGAGATGTTAAAGACGCTATAGCTGATTTTACTGCTAATTCTGGACTAGATAGCTTAAAACAAGTTTGGGATGATATTATAACAGAGCTAAAAAGCGCATGGGAAACAGTTAATAGTGATGTAGCTAGTATACCTGATAATATAACAATACAAGGCAATAATGCAGACAGTAATAACTTAAAAGCTATAGCAACTAATTCAGGTAAGTATGTTGAAATAATTGGAGAGTCTGGCGGTAGGCCTAATTATGAAACTAAGACTTTTACTGGCGCAATAGGAGCCTTTGCTTCTGGTGGTTATATAGACGGTCCTGGAACTTCAACAAGTGATAGTATCCCTGCAAGACTGTCTAAAGGCGAGTATGTAATAAAAGCATCTTCTGTAGCTAGGTTAGGAAAAGATATGCTTGATTCTTTAAACTCTACGGGAGATTTTAATCAGGCTTTAGCTTCTAGTGGTAGACACGGAGATACTTTAGTAGCTCACTTAAACCCTGCAGAACTAAGAGAGTTAGTACGTATGGGCGGTAGCGGTACGATTAATCCTAATACCGGACTATTAGAGTTTTTTGGCGGAGGAGGAAGTAGCGGTAATGCTTATGCTGGTTTATTCCCACAATCTGAAGGCGCATTACTACACAACTCATTTAAAAATGATTTACTAGTTACAGGACAAAACAAATTAAATTGGTCTGGAACTTCTACGGAAGAATTTGTACGTTCAAATATGGAAAGCGGAATACCTTATGTAGATAAAAAGCTATACATGAAAATAGATGAAGCAAATGGGTTATTACTAGATAGTGGTTATTATATGCTACCTCCAGAACCTATCTGGTTAACTCAAGACATACTTGATCAGGCAGCTAAACAAATAGTTGCTACTCAACTTACTGCTAATAAAGCACTAAGCTCACGAGGATTAAGTACTATTGAGCAAATGACTAACGTATGGAGTTTAGGAAGTTATAAACCAAATAATAAATTATGGTTAGATGGTGTAGCACAACAATCTTTAGGTGTAGCGGGAGAAGTGATCAACTTTAGACCAAATCAAAACCTTATAGATATTGCAAAGGCAAAAACTGGTGCTACAATGGATCATACTTTACATACTAATTATAGTGAAAGTAGTATGGTAGACTATGTAAAAGCACTGAATAAAGATAATGGAATATTCTTTGATTTTTATATGCTTGGAAATCAAATAGGCGGAACTACTGCAAAAATCATTGAACCATTCTTAGACGCTATATCACTGGGAAAAATGGCTTGGGAAGCAATACAGTTAAATATACCTCCTCTTTCCGGTACTAGGGATATAACTGTAGGTCAGATGGCCACAGGTGGAGTTGTAAGAGGACAAAGAGACTCAATTCCTGCAATGTTAGAGCCTGGAGAGTTTGTGCTACGTAAAGCAGCCGTAGATCGTATGGGCTTAGACGCAGCAGTACAGCTCAACTCTACTGGAAGAGTAGATAGTGATACTAATGTAGAAGTGAACGTTATAAACAACGGAACAGCACAGCAGCCTGTGAGTGAACCTGTAGTACGTCGTGAAAACGGTAAAATAGTAATTGATGTAATACTAGAAGACTTACGTAACAATGGGCCAATTAAAAGACAAATTAGGAGTATAAGATAATGGCTAGTTTTCCTTCTCAGGCTACCTACACACTAGGTGCAACTGAGTATACAATGAGTAATAGGCGCCCCGATCGTGGATTTAGTACTATCACAGAACTTCCTGTAACCACATTTACTAGTCAAGCAGGATATGAAGCCAGGCGCCAATTGAGTCGTCGCTCAAAACGTACTTTTACCTTGAGCTACACAAACTTAAGTGGTCCTTATAAGAGTGCTATAGAAAACTTTTATAATGCTAGGGGAGGCACCTGGGAATCTTTTGAATTTGATTTGTCATATGCTGGGCAAAATGGTATAATTTTTGTACGATTTGAAGGTCCTTTGACCGTAACTCAAGTTCTAACTTCGTTAGATGAGGTCAATGATTTTTATAATGTATCTTTTAACTTACAGGAAACTTTTAGCTAATGAGTACTCGTGCATACGATTATATAATAACAGTAAATGATGCTTCTAGTTTTGTAGAAGGCAACGTCGTTGTTGGTCTATCTACAAATGCTTCAGCAGAGATTGTTCAAGTAGAAAATAATAACTTAAAAGTTATTATGAGCAATGTGTATAGCGAGTTTTTAGAAGGAGAAACTATAAGTAGCCAAAGCGCTATTATGGTAAATACAAATACTTTTGCTGATTTGTCTAGTAGTATTGACGGTCAGACAAATACCTTCTCAGTACCAGAAAGCTCTGCTTTTACTGACTCAGTACAAGTCTATGCAGATGGTTTTTTAATAAGCAAAGATAGATATTCCTATTCTTCGAGTGGAAATTCTATAACTTTTAAAAATGTTAGAGTTTTGGCCGATGCTTCTAGTTCTGTGTACGAAGAGGTTCCCTTTCCTACTACAGATATAAATAAACTACTAATTCAGGTAGTTACCGCTAACACACAAGCTGGTAGTTTTGTTGCTTCTGATTTAAATTCCTACATAGAAACCGCAACTTCTTCTATTCAATCTATATACAATGCACCATATATAGCAGAAAAAAACTCAACTCAACAGACTCCTTTAGTAAAGCTATATTCTATATACTATCCAGGAGAGTGGTATCCTGCAAATTCAGCTGGAAATCCTACTAAAACTGGAGAAGGCTTTCCGTGGCCTCATGAGTTTCCTCTTAGATACGCAGAAGTGGTAGGTGAGTCTTTTAGTGACTTTAACTACACAGTATCTTTTGGTGGAAATGAGTATAAAGTTATTTCTATGAGCAGTTCAGATATTAGCTTAGATCTGTCTAGTACTATTAACAGTATAACTCTGGAGTTAAGTAACTTTGACGGTTCTATAGCCTCTTTAATAGAAGATAAAAATATAGCAGGAGTTAACTCTACAGGCTCTACTCTTGCTATAAAAAACGGAGAGATTGTTACTAATATTGATCCTAGAACTGTCTCTAGTAATGTGAGCTATGATCAGTCTGTTGCTTCCGTTAGGGGCGAAAATGCAGCCTGGGATTACTCTTCTACAATAGAAAATGGAGATACGTGGATTGCTTTTAAAGAGGATTCTAGAGACCTACTAGGCGCAGTAACTGAGTTAAAAATGACTTATGCTAAGTTTTTAGACTACTGGCCAGAGTATAGCACAGTAAGATCTAGTACTACAAATAGTGCTATAATGTATTCTACAGTGCCGTATAGAGTTGGAGATACTGTAACCTCAAATTCTTCTAGTAGTACTACTACAATAAGTGCTATAAAAGGATCTAATGTAAGCTTTTCTAATACTTCATTAGGTGCTCTAAGTACTGGAACTAAATTGCTTATAGTCAATCCAGATGCAGATAAAAACGCATATGTAGAAAATATATTTGTAATAAATAAACTAAATGATTTATCTGAAGTAACAGCTTCTTTTGAGCTTACTGATTGGTTACAGAATTTTAAATCTGAACTACCAAAGAGAAAGTTTTATAATACTACTTGTCCTTGGAAGTATAAAGGTCCAGAGTGTAAGTATCCTACTAGCGGAACTACAAATATTGTGGGGTCTAACCCTACTATATCCGCAAATGGGTTTTTTACCTATAACAACGAATCAACCTCTGATCCCACTAGAGATATATGCAGTAAAACTTTAACTGCATGTAGGTTAAGAAATAATGTAGTTAATTTTGGAGGCTTTCCAGGTGTTAAAGAAGAATAAATTTTTAAGCCTTTGTAATAAAATGGGTTCTCACTCATTATCAGAGTTTCCTAGAGAATGTTGTGGTATAATTACAAAAGACTTTGACTATATAAAGTGTAGAAACATAAGTCCAAAACCTAAAACTAGCTTTATAATTGACCCGTTAAATATATTAGAATACGAAGAAGATATTTGGGGATTTTTCCACTCACACCCAGGATCAGAAGATCCCATACCTAGTGAGCAAGATTTATATAGCACTGTTTTTTCTGAGTACAAGTTTATAGTTGGATTTGCTAATAATTTTTATATTTACTGGTTAGACAAAGATCGTCTACAGTTTGAGGAGTTTCATGAGAGTCACTGTACTATTTAGTAAAGTTTTAACAGATAAGATAGGATTGTCTAGCATAGACGTTGATATTTCTACTTATAGAGATGTTTTAGAGGCTTGTCAAAACTTGTTGCCATCAATAAAAAAAGTTATAAGAAAACGCACAGTACTATCACTAGTTTGCAATGACAAAATAATTCAACCGTATGAATTAGATTTTAAAATATCTTCAACTAAGGTTACTTTAGTTCCTACAGTGGCAGGCGGAATAAGCAGTTCTTTTGACAGTCTAGGCAATTTAAATATATTTTATGGAGCAAATAAAGCATACAGTACTGAACAACAAACCCTTTCTGGAATAAATAGAAGAATAGTAGACTCTTCTTTATTTGGTCAGTCGCAAACTGCTTTTGATATTATACAAAGAAAAAATTCTAGAGCAGACGGAACTCTAGAAGGAAATGGCGACCCCACAACAGGTTTTGGTGCGCTTAATATAACTTCTATATATGGTCAATCAATTCCTTTACACTTTGGTCTTGTAAGAACTAGCGGATCTGTCATAAATAGTTATGTAAAACACGTACAAAGAGGCGAAGCAGACACTGTAAGGGTATCAGACTATGTTTAAGAAACAATACTTTATAATCAACAATAAAAAAGTTCCTTTTATATCTGGAAATACTTCTGACTCGTTGGGGTCTACCATAGAAGTTACTTTTGATAGCTCTGTCTCTTATAACATAAATACTTCTAAAAGCTCAGACATTCATTTTGTTCATCTTGCTTTAGGAGAAGGCCCTATATATAGAGTAAATCCTAACGGCCCTCAAGATATTGAGATAGATGGTAAATTTATAGATGATCTAGTAGATTTTAATACTAATAATACAAGACAAGAATTATTTTCCTACATCTATAATACTGGAACAACTACTCAAAATGCTTTAGTTAATTTTTTTCCAGATATTGTCAATCAAGTGCGCTTCGTTAATCCTGTAATTTTAAAAAGCGGCATATCTGTGTCTGACGTAGATCCTATACCAGAGACTAGCGTACAGTTTTATCCTACCAGCTCATTTAGTACCATAACTCCAATAAATTCTGTAAAATTAAAATTTGAGATTACTAACTTACAGTTTTCAGATACTAACGGTACTTTTCCTGCACAGTTAAGTATAGCTGGATTACTACATTCCTCTGATGAAACTTTAAATATAAATAACTATATCACAGGTAAAGGACTTTTAATAAATAGTTTGATTACTGATTCTATGATGGTAGAATCAGAACTTGTTATTCCAGAAGGTGAAAAATCTGATTTAGGTTATAGAGTTTCTGCCTTAAAGCTAAGTCCTGATATAGCAGAAGAAGGATATTCTGCAGAAGTTTCTTTTTTAGGATTTGATGAGTTGTCTAAAGAAAGCTATTCTTATCCAAGAACTGCTACCGTAGGGTATGCAGTTAAATCTTCAAATTTTAGAGAGGGCAGTATACCAAATTACTCTACTATGGTTAAAGGTCTTATAGTAGACGTTCCATCTAATTATAATCAACCTATATTAGAAACTGGAGAGGTTGATTGGAGGCAAATAGAGGTAGCACCTACTGGAACTTTTAGTGCTTCTTATAACGGCTATAGGCTACAAGATTCTGGAAAAACTTTATTAACTAGTTCAGATATTAACATATATAAAGGAATATGGGATGGCTCATATAAAAAAGACTGGACTGAAAATTATGCGTGGATAATAAAATACCTGCTGACAGACCCTAATAATGGATTAGGAATACCAGAAGAGGCTATAAATAAATATAGCTTTTATAGGGCTGCACAATACTATGATGCTGTTGATCCTGCGACTGGAAACTTTACCGGCGTAAAAGGATATGCTGATGGTAGTTATAGATATAAACCAAATAACTACAATACAAACATACCTAGTAATTTACTTGGCCTTCCTGAAGGCTTTGAAGTACTTGAGAGAAGATTTGTATGCGGAGCTACAATATCCGATAAGGCTGAAGTACTTACTCTAATAAACTCTTTAGCTGCTGCATGTAGATCTGTAATAACTACCTTTGGAAATAAGATAGGAATAGTAATAGACCAAGAAGAAATACTACCTTCAGCTTATTTTAATGAGGGCAATATAGAAGCAAATTCTTTTAGACTATCAGGTATCTCAGAGTCGGAAATAGTAACTTCTGTAGATGTTAGTTATATTGATCTTTTTAATCATTTTGAGAAAGATACTTTAAGTTTACAATCTAGCAATATTAATGCTATAGACAAAGAAAATGTACTTAGTATTGATGCACTAGGTTGCACAAGAAAAAGTCAAGCGTTGAGATTGGCATCTTATCACCTAGAAAGTAGTAAGAACTTAAGAAGAAAGTTACAGTTTAAGACATTTGCTGATGCTAGTGATTTAGAAGTAGGAGAAATTATAGCAGTTAGTCAGAAAACTGTAGGTACTAACTACGGTTTCGGAGGTAAAATAGCTTCTGATTCTTCAATAGGCTCATCAAACGCATACTTAGAGCATTTTACTTCGCCCGCCATATCTAATGACGTTTTTACTTCTAACACTAATCCCTTAGTTTTAAAGATATTCAGAATTGATAGTAATAAGTTAGACTATTATCTATTAGATAGCAGCTTTTACGATCTGGTAGCTACGGGTAATAGTTCTTCAGGAATTGACTTTTTGGACTTAAATATTTCAGAAAAGTTAAATCCTATAACAAAAGTGTTTGAGTCTAATACAGCATTTTCTAGTATTACTGCACCTACCAGAGGGGACTTATGGGCACTTGGAGAAATAGATTTAAATAACATATATTCTACTAATAGCGACAAGTTATTTAAAGTAGACTCACTATCCATATCTCAAGACGGTTCTACTTCTATATCTGCCGTAGAGTATAATTCAAATGCTATTGCTGTATCTGATAATGCAGCTTCAGCATATATAGCTTCAAAAGCAGGAAGTTTAAGATATGTAAGTCCGCCACCTCCTATATTAAATTTAAGTTTTGCGCCGTCTAAAAGTCCAGAAGGTATTATTGACTATAGTGTATTATTTAATTCTACTACTAATACCGAAAACTATAATATACCTATAACCACATCAGTTGACTACTCTGTAGTACCCAATATAATAGAAGTTTTTTCTCAGGAGTAAATATGGCAGTTTATAATATAACAGGGCTTAGTAATACAAGTTTTTTAATCGAGCAAGAAGAAATAGTGTACGGAGGAAAGCAAGGCTTTACTACAATAAGCGCTGCTATACCTGTTTTATGTAATTCTTTTATTTCAAATACTACTAGTATAGTACTAAGTATTCCAAATTTACACTTATTAACAGACGACAATTCTAACGAACACATACTAAGTAAGAGTGAAGAGCTGGCTAGTGAAGGTATTTTTGTATCTGCGCCTGTTACACAGTATGCAGTCAGTCAATTTAGGGAAGGCTCTGTAGGCTATAAAGATTCAGTCTCTACTGCTTCTTTGCCAGTAAGAAGTTATAATATTGCAGCAAATACTATTACTGTAAGTACTATATCAAGTAGTAATCCTATTGATCAGTACTTTACGACACTGCCTTTTTATGTTACTATAAATCAGCCAGCTACTACTAATAACTTTGCTAACAATGTACTATACATAAAAGGAGCTAATAAAAAAGTTAAAAAGAACTTTGATCTAACTAATGTAGCTGCTGGAACGTATACAGCTAATGTAGCTTTAAAAACGGTATCTAAAAATCAAATTAAAGTGTTTGTAGATGATAACAAACAAAATATATTTAGTTGGGAATACGCTAATAATAATACTTCTATAGGTGTTGCGTTAGCAGGACCAGAAAATCAAATAACTGTAGAGATAGACTACTACACTACCCCTGCTATAGAAGCCAATGATATAATATCTTTTTCTAGTTTTTCTAATATATTTACGGTTTCTAATACTTCTTACGTTTCTAGTGATGACTTCTATAATGCAGATCTTACTAACGCACAAGTATACAAAGTTAAACTGTCACAACCCCTGACTTCAAATGTTGCAGGTTTAAAAGTTATAAATACTAGTAGTGATTTAGTAGGAAAAGTAGGTAATCTTACTTCTAACTCCTTTACCATAGACTATGACGAATCCTATCCTTACTCATATAACTTAGCCAATAATGCTTTGTATTATGTATATCAAAAAAATAAGTTAAAAACTACAAAAGCTAGACTCGATGAGTTTGGCAATTTAAGATCGGCATCTCCAGGATACTATTTAGTTGGCGCTACTAATATTAATAGATTTAATAGATCTAGTCCAACAGCATATAAGTTACTAGAAGTATCTCCTATAAGATTAGGTAAAGTAGAATATATAAATATAACAGAGCAAGTATTTATAGATACTACTGGTGGGGCATCTATAACTGCAACAATAGAGTTCCCACCAATAGTTGGTGCGGATGTTACCCATTATGATATTTTATACTATATAGAATCAGAAGAAGAAACAGTTGCGTCTACTCCAACAAAAATAACTGTAGATAACGATGAAACTGCCGATTTTATAACTACAAATATAAATAATCTTAACAGAGGAAGAACTCCAGGCAGTAATATACTAGTAGTTACTGTAATTCCTAAAAACGGTACTTATTCTGGTTTTGCACTTAGCAGATCAAAAGCACTAATAGGTAAAGAAACTCCTCCTAGCGGTCTTAAGAATTTAAATATAGGTCAGCAAGTAGATTCTTTAATATTCTCTTGGCAGTTTGTTTTAACTGCTGATGGGTATATTCTTGATTTAGACACAAAAGAAGTAGAAGTTAGAGAATATTCAGGCTTTATAGATACTAGCGATTCAAATACTGTAGATGCAACTTGGGCAGTATCAGTCCCTATAGAGCGTATACCTTTTCCTAACACTACTTTCTCAATACCCGTCTCTAAATTTGGATTTTATACTTATTTATTACGAGTTAGAGATACTAGCGACTTAGAAAGTGAGTCTATTGCTGCAGCTACTATCAACATACAAAGACCTAGTAATATTAGGTTATTCAAAGCATATAGTGAAGGAGATCCAGCTACTAGTTTCGTTACTCAAGACGGTGTAGCATTTCCCAATTCCAATACTTATGTAGAAAATTCATTTCCAAGCGTTAGTATGTCTATAAATGATGGTTTAGTTCTTAGTGATAGTACTCATGTGGATAATGCTAATGGAAGTTCAGTAGGTTTTAGTTTTATTGGAAGCTCTATAACTAGTCAAAATTCAGATAGAGCAGTATATACTACTCAAATACGAGATTTGGGAGTGGTTACTAGAGGGTCTATACGAATAAGTACAGAACTTAGCATAACAAATCCAAATACTACATTTGCTAGTCAATATAACGTTATTCAATCTGGAATAACCGATGAGCCTAATGACAATGTTACAGTATTAGTTGATAATGCCTTTTTTGGAATAGGGCATATATTAGGTTTTAGCAATGCTAATGCTGCTACAGTTTCTTATAACTCTTTTCATAAAACTCTTACTAGTGGCGGCCCATTAGGCAATGTGTATGCAATAAGAAATCCTGGACAAGTAAGTAATGATTTTGCCAATACTAATGCATTTTGCTTAATAGCTGGTGTTATAAATGCTAACGCTATAGCACTTGGTGAGTCATACCATGCAAATGGAGTACCTACAGGTAGTAATAGTTTTGGAAATGTTTCTATAAGCGGAAATACTTATGAATTAATAAATTTATCTCAATTTGGAGATTTAGAAGGAAGCTTAACCTACTTAGGAGAAGAACGTTCTATAGTACAAAATATTTTTGTTAGGTATTCTACAGACAATGTATTTTATGAAGCCTCTGCTAATGGAGTTACAGGACTTCCTGGGCATGGTAATACTAATCCTTTTGCTTTTGAAGGAGCTAGTACAAATGCTGAAGCTGGATTTAAAAAATATGTTTCAGGAGAAATAGACCTAAGATACTTTCAAATACAGTTTGAAATATTGAATAAAAAACCTTCTGTAAGTTCTGTACAGATAGACAGATTTGACTATGAAGTAGATATTGTAGAAAAAAACATAAATAAGACTGTTGTAGTTGATCAAGCAGTAGGAGTTTCTGTAGACTATACTTATGCAAAACTCATACAAAATCCTACTATAGTTGCTACTATGATAAATAGTACTTCTTCTTATTCAGCAGTTGTAGAGAGTATAAGTAATACTAGTTGTAACGTAAAAGTATTTGATACTCAGTCAAACACTTTAGTAGATACTGAAACAGTTAATCTACTAATAAGAGGTATATAACATTGATTAGGTTTGCTGCTTATCTAATTCCATTAGCTATTTTACTTGGCGTTGTGTATTATGTGTATGATAGTCAAAATACTATCAAAACATTAGTAGCTAAGAATGCAATACTAGAAAGATCTAACTCAGAATTACAAAGCAATTTAATTTCATTAAAACAAAATATAGAGTTTCAGGCTACACAACTACAAACTCTTAATACTAAGATTAATGAGGCTAATAGGCTAGCTAAAGAAAACTTAGAAGCATTTGAAGATTCTGACTTAAACTCATTAAGCAATGCAAAACCTAATTTAATAGAAAAGGCAATAAATGATGGCACTAATGAATTATTTAAACAATTTGAAACTGAAAGTCGCTAGTATAATTTTGCTCGGTGCTTTAGCTGGATGTGGCTCTACTAGTGAAGTAACTACCAGTGTACAAAATCCAGTATTAAAACCTATAGATCCTGCTCCTATAAATACTAAGCAAGTAAGTTTTAAGGTTATAAACAGTTCAACTATAGATTCTATAGATATAAATACTAATTCATGGTATGCAGTAAATGCAAAAGGATACGAAAACTTAGCATATAATATGCAAGAGATTCTTAGATACGTAAAAGAACAACGAGCTGTTATAGAATATTATGAAACAACAGCTATTGATAATAATATAAATTAAATAAAAATAATTTTGACTATTTACACTTATGTGGTATAATTGTAAGTAGAATAGGAGGTATAACTATGAAACAAATAAATAACTTAGTATTCTTACCTAATACAGGCTCCTCTAACTTTAGACCTCCTAGTAGGGATATTGTTGATAATGCTCTTGAAGAACAAAGCAGTTCAGATTTTCCAAATGTGAGTCAATTAGGACAAGTATACACACGACACTCAAAAGAAGGTATGGTTCCTATAAAAGGTAAAAAAACTAGATAACAGGAGATTTTTCTATGGTAAAAAGACATGATATGGCTAGTGGTTCTCATGAAATTTCTGGTAATCCAAAAGATTATTTTGCACCAGTAAATAGACCAACTAGTATTTCTTATCCAGAGCTTGATAACTCTGGTAGAGGAGTTGGAGGTCCTATATTTGCAAGTATGCCAACAGCTGGAGGTACGCCTGCAATGAGAGGACAAAACGTTTCTTATCCCAACTCTAATGTAAATGGCATTAGAGCGTCAATAAATGACGGTCAAGAAATGGCTATGGGTCAAGGCGGAAAGAACGTAGGTCCAGGAGCGCCTTATAGGCATCCTGTAAGTGGGCAAAATCCATCAAAACCTATACAGCGTAAACCTAAGCGCTAAAAAATAAACCCCGAAGTTTTCTTCGGGGTTTTTTATTAAAACACTTCTTTACTAGAAACAAAACTACATTTATAATAGTTTTCTAGTTCTGCATAGCTACCGAAGTATGCGTTGCCTAAAAATATAGCTGGAATCTTTCTTACTTCATATTCCACTACGAGTCTTCTAAACCACTCGTGATTAAGTTTAGCAGTTTTAAAGTTTTCTCCATGAGCTTCTAAAAGATTTACAGCCTTAGCACACCACTCACAGTCGTCTATTATTATAACAGTCCAAGCGTTATTATTGTCTGTATCCCTCATTCTATAAGGTGATAGCTCTGTTTTAGTTTCTTGTTTTGGAATAGTTTTTCCCAAAGGTTTAGTTGTTGTCATTAGTTTCTCCGATTAGTTCTTTTGTCATTGGAAATATTTTTGCTATAGCTTTAGCAATAACTTTAGCAAGTTCCATATGTTCTTTCTGAGTTCCATTAGCACTACGCAATTCTAAATAATGAATCCAGCTTCTAATATCTCCAGCCATATATATTTTAGAGCAGGTATTACCTTCTGGAAGAATCACTCTAGCACACTCTTTTGCGATTCCTTTTTCTAAGGCTTGAGTATATTTTTCATATACAAGTTGAATAACTTGTTTTTGTGCGTCTTCCCACCAATTTTTTAGTTCTTCATCGTCAGACTCTACAGAGTTTTGACGATTTTTTGTATCTTGCAATCTAGCTTCTCTCAACACAAACATATTATCTAAATCATCGGGATTTGCGTATCTCTGACTAAACTCCTGAAATTTAAAGCTGCGATGTCTAACCACCTGATGTGTAATGTCTCTAGTAGTGTCTAGGCCTATAGTAACGCTAGCCATTTCCAATGGCGACCAGTGTTTGTGCTTAATCAAATATCTAATAAGTTTTTCCGCAGTATCATTGTTAAATTGATTGCTAGGATTAGATACTCTAGCACAAAAAGCTATTAGTTCTAGTACATCATTAAATACTTTTTTATATTCCTGGGAAGCTGTAGGTTCAATTACGATCTCTGCTTTAGGCTTATAATAGTTTAAATTCATTATTATGAGTTCTCCAGTTGTAAGGCTTTTTCTAGCATAGAGGTTACTAGTTGTTCTTTTTCTACACAGCTAATAACATCTTCATTATAGTCAATAAGATTGATTAACTTTTCATTTCTTTCTAGTAGTCTTGCTCCATTATTAAGATTAGTGATATATTTAGCTCTACCTTTTAATGGAAGACTACTTAGCAGATTATCTAATGTTTTATATTCTTTTACCAGAGCAGCACTTCTCTTAGGTCCAATCCCTTCAATTCCTAGAATATTATCTCCTTTATCGCCTTCAATAATACGGCTAAAAGCATATTCTTTTGGAGTAAGACCATACTTCTCCATAAGTGAGTCTACATCTACTTCTTTGCGACTGAACAGATTAAAGATACTTACTTTTTCATTTAGCAGTTGATACAAATCTCTATCGCTTGATACGATCCAGGTGTGTTCGTACTGCTTAGCCATGTTTAAACTAAAGTAGGCAATAATATCGTCTGCCTCAATTCCTTTAAACTTATAGTGTTCAAAAGGCAATTCTTCAATAGTATGTGTTAAGCAGTCAAAAAATTTTGTAAAGCGTTCTTGCTCTTCTTCTGTTCTTTCTACTTTACGATTAGCCTTGTATTCTGGGAACATCGTCTTTCTATATAGAGAAGCTCCAGCATCAAAACAACAAATAATTCTTTTTGCCTGATAACTGTTTCCAAGACTAGTAACAGTACGAATATAATCATCCGTAAAATTATTATAATTGTTCCTATGTAGATACCTAAATGCGATATTCACGCCGTCAATTAGTAGTAAATTGTTGCTTTGTTTTTTAAGTTCTTTTGTTATAGTAATCTCTGCTAGGTCATCCCAGTTTGCTGACATTTTTCATCCTTTTAAGTTGTTATAGTAACAGTTTATCAAATTATAGGGCAATTAGCAAGTTTAAAATTAATTAGGTTTTTTATATTGTTTTTTAGCTTCTACTAGCCAATCATCGAACAAAGTCATTTTAAAACTTTGATTAAAAGCATTAACCTGTACAAAATTTTTAACATCTACTAACTCATCGTTCCAGCAACAAAAGTTTTTACTTCTATCCCACTTATATACTAATAACGGAAATTTTTTCATAACTTCTGCCTCTCTAACAGTCTGCTCCCAAAAGCTAAATAGTAAAGAACTTTTTGCAGTTAGTATATTATTCCAAGGTACTTCCTTATGATGTTTCGCTTCTATACACCATGGAAAGTCAGGAAGCCAAGGAGCATATACATCTCCTTTTAAATAAGAGAGTGCCCCTGATAAAGGCACTCTCTCAAATTGGCTATCAAAGGTTTCTGTCATTAAGTCTCTAACTTTATACTCATATGACCTACCTTTATTTTTACTTTTTGCGCTCATTTTATTCTCCTTTAACTAAAGGCTAACATGCCCTACAGCTAAAGTCAAATAAAATTATATTAAATACGACCTGTTACCTTTTTTGTATTCTCGTAATCGTGCATTTGCTTGTTGTTGTCTCGCCTTGATTAAACTCTTATAGAATCTTTTTAGTATTTTTTTCATGTGTATGTCTCCAAAAAGAAGAGCAGCTATAGCCGCTCTTCAAAATATTTTTCTAGTTCGTTGAATCCACCTATATACTCTAGTCCTATGTATATTTGTGGAACTGTTTTAGCTTCGGGAATCCTAGTTAAGAGTTCCTGCCTAATTTCTGGATCTGATATATTTCTTTCTTTATACTTATACCCTTTATCAGTTAAAAGGTCTTTAGCTCTATCACAAAACATACAGGTATCTTTTGAGTAGATTGTAGCATCATATATCATATAGCGCAGCCATCAGAATCGCAAAACTTATTGCTATCTGCATTTTCACCTTCTTCTGTTAAACTAGAAAAGTCTAGAGGAAGCAATGTAGCAGCATATTCCTCAATTTCTTTTCTAGGAGTAGATATATAAGGTGCTTGAGCGTAACCATGTTCACTAATAGGTAATAGGCTTACTCCTTTTAGTCTAGTATCGAAGCAACTCAATGCACGAGCAATTTGATCTTTTTCATGCTGACCAAAAGTTATTGTAATACTAACCTGATTGTCCGCCCAGTAGTGCTGTAGATCTACTGCATTTGCAAACTGTTCCCAAATACTAACATCAGCTTTTCTAATAGTGCCTGGAGCATGAACTACAGGAAAGTATACTACTTTTGTTCTAATAGGGTCGCTAATACTTGGTTCTATCCTATAGTTAGCATCTTCTAAAATCTTAATCATAGGAGAATTAGAAGCTACTCTTATTGTTCTATAGTATGCTTCATCTTCTGCATAGTGAATACCTGGAAGAGCGCCTGCTACTAAGGATACACTTCCACTAGGTTTTACACTAGTCTTTTTGATAGATAACGGGATTCCTAGCCATTCACTATATTTTTGATCTAAATAATTAATATAGTTATATGCTCTGTCACAATACTCATCTAAATACTTTCTACGACCAAACTTTAAGATAGCCTCTTGAATACCACTTTGAGAAGTACCAATTCTTCTATTTCGCTTGATAACGTCGTTTGTCTCAGACCAGTGTGTTGGTAGTAAGGTCACGGTTTTGGCATATAGATATGCAAACTTTAATGTTCTCTGATAATCCCAATAATCATCGTGCTTTGCAGGAAAAGTCTCTACTAGACAACATAACTCATAAGGCTCTAAGCTTTGTTCTAAGCAAGGATTACCGCCACGTACTCGCCTATCTTTATAATCTGCAGGATCTTTCATACGACCATATGCTTGCATATTTTCTAACCACGCAAACCCAGGCTCTCCATTTACGGCAATATTTTTAGCTGCATCAGTATAATCCATGCCGAGTTTAGCGAACAAAGAGTTATTAGACGCCCAACGCCATCCACCAAACTTGTACGCCCAAGAGTAGTCTGCATATTTTGTAGCAATTTCTGTTCTAGAGTTGAAGTCTGTATTATACTTTTCATAGTCTTCTGGACTAACTTCTTGTAGTTCTTTAGGGGCGCTTGCTCCTGTCTCTACTCCAAATTTAGACCAGTCTTTCATTTCTCTAAAATCAATATCTTCTGGCTCTGCAAAAGCAATTTCAGCTGTTCTACGTACATTACCAGCTACTACAATCTTACCGATAATATTCATTATATCAGTAATATCTACACTAGTTAGTAGTGGATTTTCTGACTCTGCTCTTTTAGACAAAATGTCTTTAATTCCATTAAACCCTTGTACTAAAGGTTCAGGACCGCTAGCTACGCCACCAAAGCCTTTAATGGGTTCTCCATAATCTCGAACTAAGCTGACGTCTGGCTCTACTGGTGCACTTCCTTCTTCTAAGTATGAGTCAATCAAACAAGAAATAAGTTCTACCCAACCTTCTCTACTATCTTCTACTGTTATTACTTCAGGATCGCCTGTAGGAGTTACGGCAGCAATTTTACCTGCTCCTTTAGTATCAAAACCTACACCTACTCCAACCATACTCATATCCATAAGAAATGCAAAGGGTTTTGACATTTCTGCATCAATATTTTCTGTAGAAACAAAGCCGCAATTATTTAGTGCTGCAGAGCCTTTCTCCCATACAAAGTCAGTGCCCATCATCCAAAGACCTCGACCTGGAGGAGTCCATTTAAAGTCTAGTAGTCTTTCAGCACATTCTTCAGCAAGTTTATGTGCTCTTTTTTCATTCCAAGTATGCCCATTTGCCAGTGCATGAGTTTTAAGTATGCTAAACATACCTTCGATAACGCGAGTAACACACTCAGCCCAAGTTTCTAGTGTTCCGTTATCTTTTTTGCGTGCATAGGTTCTATAATAAGTAAAGGCACTAAGACCTCCATACCCCCAACTTACGCTGCGAGATTTTATCTCGTCTTTAAATTCTTTTTTTAATTGAAATTTAATAGGATTTCTTCCGATTTTCAACATTCTTTCTCCTTACGCATAAAAAAGCTATCGCTCCCCTCAGGAAGCGATATAGCTGATATTATCTGTTTTGTTGATTTCTATTCTAGGTATTAAAGGATGAGAATAGTCGTGTGATATTAAAAACACATTTAATTCTGTTTCTTCTTGTAATACTTCAAATAGCTTTTCTTTTCCTACTTCGTCCAGCACTCCAGTTATTTCATCTAAGAATAGAAGGTTTATACTGTTACTGCCTATTTTGCTTAGAGTATTTCTAACCGCTAGAAGAACTGAAGTTTGTACTCTACTAAATTCACCACCCGACAAGGAATCTATAGAAACTTCATTTCCATTATTTATTACTACTATATTTAGTTTTTCTCCAGACAGTCTAAATATTATTTGAAACTGCCCGTCACTAAGCATTGATAAGTAATAGTTTATGGACTCTTCTAGCTGCTTAGCTACGTTTTCTAATTTATAAGCTACAATACCACTAGTAGAAAAAGCTTTTTTCAGGATTGTTAAACTGTTTATCTCATCCTGAATTTTCAGTATATCATTTTGTACTAGTTGCTGTCTAGCTTTAAAATCTATAATTTGGTCTACTAGCCCATCTATTTTAGCGTTTCTTATACGAATACTCTCATTATATTTTTTTGCTTGATCATTCGCATCAACTTGAGCTTTGTATTCTTCTGTTAATTTATCTAAACTATTTTTTAGCTCTCCATAGTCAGGATACTCAGAGGGTAATGTTTGGTCAATTAGTTGGCTTAATTGTACAAATTTATCTTTTGCTTTTACGTTCTTTTCATACGCATTAAATAGTTTTGCATATTCTGACTGTTCTGAAATACACTCATTTAATCTAGTTTTTTCTTCTTTTAAAGAGTTTTGTAACTCACTATACTCTGAGTTTAGCTGTTCTGCTAATTTTTTACTTTGAGAGTTATCTAAAGGTTGATTGCAGGCATAGCAGATTTCAGAAGTATCTAAACTGCCAAGTCTGCGTTTGATTTCACTTAGTTTTGTATTTATAGAGCTAATATTGTGTTTGTACTTATCAATATCTTCTGTTAGATCAGCTCTAACTTCAGGCTCTGGCATAGCCATATCAAAAACTAAAGAATCTCTTTCTTTTACTAGTAGGTTATTTTTATCAATTCGTTTATAGGTATCTAACTGTGCATCTAACTCTTTTTGTATTTTTGATATTTCAACTTGCAATGAACTATCAATACTAGGTTCTTCTATTTCAACGCCTTTTTCTGGTAATTTGTTCTTTTCTATGAAGTCATTTATAGTCCTGAGTTCAGCTTGTTTTACAGCTAACTCTCTATCTTTAGCTCCAAGATCAAGTTTTATCTTATCACCTATTGATAAGTATTTTTCTAAGTTAAAAAGAGATATTAGAAACTTTTTTCTATTACTATCTGTAGCTTTTAAAAACTCTAATAAATTAGTACTGCTTTGGTAGGTTAGCTGACTGAATACTTCAAAGTCTCTACCTATTATACTATGTATTCTCTTATACGTATCTAGTATTTTATGTTCGCTAATATCAACACCGTTTTCTAGTAGTTTTACAGTGCTAGTATTATTTTTTCTTACTACTGATAAATAGTACTCGTTATCGTTAACAGAAAACTCAATACTACCTGACCACTGTTTAGTTTTAGCGCTAGTGTTTAATATTTCTGATTTGTTAAGTTTTTTTACATTCTTATTATATAAAAGTTCTTGTAGTATAAGAGAAATACTAGTTTTTCCTGCCCCGTTTGGAGCAGATAGTTGAGTAATTCTATTAGAGTTCAAAGTTATAGTGTTACTTTCACCATAACTAAACATATTACTGAATTTTAATGTTTTTAGAATTACACTCATTCTCTTATTCCTAAATTTTTAAAATAATTTACTACCTTATCAGTGTTTTCTACTTTTATGTATATTAAATACTTTTCTAACTCTTCTACTATACTCAGATCAGATAGCTCTAGTTTAGAAGTTTCTGTAGGCTTTTCTGCTATCTTTTTATCTAACAGTTTATGATTTTTTACTTTACTCAATTCGTCAATAGAGCCTTTTATCTCATAGATTACATGATTGTAATTATCTTCTACAAGTTCTTGTTCTACAGACGCTGTTTTTCTTACTAGTTTAGGAAGATTTAGATTTTTAAAATTAACCTGATAATCATTAATAGAATTAAAATCTATAATGTCTACTCCATAGTCTCTTTTTTCATCCCTATCAAATGTAGTATTTAATGGAGATCCCGGATAATATGCCGGATATTCTTGGTACTTATGCCTAAAGTGAAGATCTCCTAATAAAATTAATTTCCAGTCTTTTAACTTATTAAAGTCAAATTCTGCTGTTATATGTGGCGGGACTTCTCCACGTATATGAGTTACGAGAATATCTCCATCTATATATTCAGGAATATTATTAGTCTGCACACTACCATAAGGAAAAAGTTGAAATCCTTGACCCATTAATTCAATTCTTGAATTTTCTGTAAACAAGTAAAAGTTGTCGTTATTAATAGCATGTTCTTTATGAAAATGCTCTAAAAATGTTTTGCCTTTACTAGTAGCTTCATGATTCCCAGGTATTGCTATAGTAGGATTTTTTATACTATTAGCATAGTCTAAGAATAAACATATTTCATCAGGTTCAGGTTTTTTATCAAATATATCACCTGAAATAACTGTAATATCTGTTTCTGACTCTAACTCTAATAGCCTATCAAATAGTAGCTTAAAACGGTTGTACTGCCACTCATAAGGAATCTTTTTCTTGTGTAGGGTTATGTGTATATCGGCTACACTAAGTATTTTCATGATTCACTCCTTATTTAGCATATTACTCAAGTTACCGTTAAATGTAAAGCTTCCTACGTGATTTAGTTTAGTGTTTGGATCAATCCAGATCTCTCCGCCTAAATTTTGCCAACGACGACAGAAAGTATAATCTTCGCTTAAATACCGTCTATCATTAGGATCAATCATAGTGTCCCAAAGAGCATAGCAATATTCATTAAACTTTGGATCTATACTAGAGTCATTCTTGTAGTGTAGTTCTGGATGCGCTTCAATCATTTTTTCAATAACTTCACGCTTTACAATAAAGAATCCTGTAGAAGCGTCTAGAACTTCTACTGCACCCATACTAGTACGAACTCTGTTCGTTCCTGGTTGTACTTTTAAATTCATTGCATAATCTGCTCCATAAGCAGATAAGTCTTCTTTTCCTAGTTCTACTGCACGACGTACTTGTTCCCAGTTGATAGTCTTTTTAGGGTATGCTCCTGCAATAACATCTTTATCCATTGCAAGCATTCTTATTACTGACTCAGGCTCAAACTCAATGTCTGCGTCAATAAACATCAAATGCGTACAAGTTTTATCTTCTAAAAACATTGCAGTAAGAATATTTCTAGCACGAGTTACTAAGCTCTCATTACGAAGAGTTGTAATCCTAAATTTTATACCATACTGCATTAGTACTTGACTCATCCTAAACATACTTAAAAAGTACTGATCAGTAACTGCCCCACCATAGCACGGTGTAGCAAAAAATATATTCATCTGCTTTAGATATTCCATATCTACAGATACATTGTTTCCATCTACTCTTTTAAATCCTTTAGGTAGTTCAGAAACAGAAGTAGGAGCCTTAATAGGCTCCTTAGAAGTATTTACAGCATAATCGCTTAAACTTTTTCTTGTCATTATAGATCCTGCATTGTTTCAGTACTATTCAAGTCTACTGCAACGTCCTCAGCAAAATAGTTAGTATTCTTTAGAAGAAACTCTTTTTGCTCCTCATAGGTAGGACGTTTAAACATAGTATCGAGGTTATAGAGATCCATCTCTTTCTCTGCTTCTGTTAGCGGTACTGTATTACGGCTAGGCATAACCGTATACTTTACGTTTTGTGGCAACGGTCCTGTTTTTTCTTTTTTAATTGTAATGTCGTATCCTTCATCAGGATCAGATGGATTTCCATACTCAGGATTTACAGCGTAATCAATTACCTGCTTATAGATAGTAGTCTTCAAATCCATAAGCTTTATTTCGCCATCTTTCCGATCAATTACGTTACAGACGTATGAAAAGGTTGGCTTCTCATCATATACAGCTTCGCTAATCTCCTTAAAAGGATCGCGATTACGCGCAGAAAATTGTTCTGACTCTCTATCAAATTCTAGACATTCTACAGGCATACGTTTACCTTCTGCAGTAGTAATCCAGTATACGTAGCGAGGTAATACATCTCCTACAAATCGTACTCGTGTCTCAGGTCCATCTGTGCGCAGTCGTTTAATATCACGACCATTTCCTTGTGCTTGTGGTTTTTTTAGGCTTGTCCAGTCTCGTGCCATGTTTTGTGTTCTCCATTGGAAAGTGAATTTTGTAATCTCTCCTATAAACAAAGAGATTGTTTCGGTATTGTGGTTCAACGTAGTCTTCAGGTATCCAATTATTGGGGTTTTTTAGATTCCTTTGACTCAATATATAAATATATTCTAGTTTTATTATTGGCGATACTTTTTTATGTATAAATGATATGTTGTTTATATAGTTTTGTGGATCATTGCATACATAGTTAGAAAATATACCATAGTCTGTTTTTATTAAAAAACGTCTATTAAAAAGATCAGAATAGATTGCATCTATATGCAATTTACTCTGTAGTAAGGTAAAATCCATAGATAGTCTTTTTTCAAAGCCTACATATAGAGCATATATAAGTAGCAGTTGATTTTCTGGTACTCTGGTTATGTTTTGTAGTTCATACCAATTAAACTGTACTCTCATAATAGTATAAAAAATAGCATTAGTCAATTATAATTTCACTTTTAAATAGTGAATCAATTTGCTGTTGTGCTTCTAATATAACTGACTTCCAATCTCTCTCTGTTTTTTGTCTTATATTAATAATAGATGGGTACCAAGGAGAGTCTTTTCTATCTTGTAACCATCTCCAATCTGGAGAATGAGCATGTAGTACTATAGTAGGTATATTAGCACTGCCTGCTAAATGCGCTATCATAGAATCAACTGTTACAACTACTCTACATTTATTTAATAGAGCTAAGGTATCTGTAAAGTCATTTATATAGTTTTTTGCATTTAAGACATTTGAAAAAGTAGATAAGTCTTCATCTCTATCTAATTGTAAGTTTAAAAACTTTTTGTCACTGTTATATGATATAAACTGCTCTATAATTTTTGTATCTACAGATCTATTATCATCATTAACGTGTGAAGAAGATCCTTTCCAAAATATTCCTATATCTTGAGTAGCTATATTAATTTTAGTGTTAGTTTTTAAATAAGGAATTTCTGGTATGTTTGCAAGAGTAGTCTTAAATAGTCTAGGAAGGCTCATTAAAGATATTATATAATCATAGCTATCATAGTCTATATCAGAATATCCTTTTATGTAAATATTGTTAAGCTGTTTATAGTTTTCCTTAAATAACTTTTTTAGGGAGTTTGGCTCACTAACGCAATCTCCCATTTAACATATGGATTTGCATAGACTTCTAAATCTATATTATTTACTCTTGTTTTAACGTCTTTTATATACCTAGAAAACTGTATAGTATCTCCTATTCCTTGCTCTTGATATATTAAAAGTTTTTTATCGTCACTTAATGGTTTTCCGTCCCAAAAGGGTACTTTATCTGTTGGAGCATAATAAAATTCTTTTAGTTTATGCCTAAACTCATGCAGTCTCCAACCAGCTCTGTAATCACCTAAAGATAGATATAACATACCCATTTGATATAAGGCATCATTGG